AATGGATGCGGGATTACCACCGGCAGATGCTGGAGCACCACCAATGGATGCGGGATTACCACCGGCAGATGCTGGAGCACCACCAATGGATGCGGGATTACCACCGGCAGATGACAACAATACTGAAGAGATTGACATCACAGATTTAGTTAATATGACCAAATCAATTAAGAAAGATGTTGATGATAGTAAATCGGAACATATAGGTGTTACTGAGAAAATGGATAGTGTATTTAGTAAGTTAACTGATTTAGAACAAAAATTAGCTCAAATGGATATGGTTATGGATAAGATTGATAGATTAGATACTAAAATCGACACTATGAAAGAAAAAACACCAGAACAAAAATTGGAATTACGTTCTTTAGATTCATATCCTTTTAATCAAAATCCACAAGAATTTTTTAGTCAAAAACAAGGTGAAATGAAAGCATCGGGTAAAGATGATTATATTTTAACCAAACAAGATGTTAATGATTATTCAATGGATATGATAAAAAATAGTTTTAACTCTGAAGAACAAGAAGATGAATTTAAGTACTAAAGTAAACTTATTTTTAGGTATTCACGCCCAATTGAAGGTACTTCATTGGCAAACAAAAGGATATGCTAGACATAACGCTTTTGCTCAAACTAGAGACGAATTGGAAGAATTAATGGATTCATTTGTTGAGGAAGCAATGGGTAAATACGGTAGATTCTCATTAGATGATGAAACCAAAAACATTGAATTATTTAACCTAACTGACCTAAAACCAACAGAAATGGTGGAAACAATTTGTCAAGCATTGGTTGGTTTTACCGAGGAATTAGACCCGATTGATACAAATTTATTAAATATTCGTGACGAAATGTTAGGTTTATTCCAAAAATTAAAGTATCTTTTAACATTAGAATAAAAAAATAAGTATTAGAAATGGCTATAACAAAAAATCAAGCGCTTAGTGGAACAACCGCAGCGAGAAATAACTTAGTATATATTGATACATTAATTACAGGGGCAACTCAACAAGGTTTACTTTATGTTAATGTTGCATCAATGTACATGGACGATGAAATGGCAACAGCTTTGAGAAATAATGGGTTTGTTGTTAATAAAAGAAATAATTTTAATGGTGAAAACTATGACTATTTTATTAATTGGGGTGGATTGGAACCAACACCAACACCTACTAGTACAGTAACCCCATCAGTTACTCAAACAATGAGTGTGACACCAACTAAGACATCTACCGTAACTCCAACCGCAACCAATACTCCAACACTTACTATGACATCTACCATAACACCAACTAAAACAATAACCCCTACTAATACTCCTACCCTTACACCAACAATGACTTTAACACCGACTAAGACTGTTACACCAACAAACACCTTAACACCTACTTTAACACCTACTTTAACTCCAACTAATACTCTAACACCAACTAAAACCATTACACCAACCAATACTTTAACACCTACCAATACTCTTACCCCAACCATCACACCTACTATGAGTATAACACCAACCAGAACTATTACACCAACTAAAACCCTTACCCCAACCCCTACTCCAACCAACACTTTAACGCCAACACCAACAAATGTATTAACGGCAACATATTTAATTGCACCATGTACTGGAGGAACCGGATTTAACATGGAATTCCTAATAAATGATTTACCAGCGGTTGGTGGAAATTACTATTTACAATTTGTTGGGGCAACAGCAGATGGATGTTATGAAATTGTTGATTCAGCAGAACCGAATACAGGAATAGATAAAGTTATTTCACCAATTGGAACAAATTACGGTAATTGTATCACTTGTTTGGCGGCTAACCCATAATCAACCCCAACACTTAGTAGTTAAAAACCACTAAAACACAGGTAACTAAAAATATTTTGAAAAAAAATGAAGTCAGGTTTTATAATCTGACTTTTTTTGTTTATACTTTACATAGATATATTTCTAAACAATTAAATTTTAAAAAAAATGAGTACATTCGAATCAGTACTGGCACAGTACGAAAAAAACAAACAGGTCGCAGGCGGCAACAGTAACAAGGTATCCCAAGAGGATAGAATGAAAAAGTATTTTACTACACTTTTACCGAAAGGTTCAAGAAGTGGTGAAAAACGTATCCGTATCCTACCAACGGAAGATGGTAGTTCTCCATTTAAAGAAGTTTACTACCACGAATTACAAGTGGATGGTCAATGGGTAAAACTTTATGACCCAAAGCAAGAAGGTAAGCGTTCTCCACTAAACGAAGTTTATGAAGGTCTAATGATGACAGGAGTAGAAGCCGATAAGGTTTTAGCTCGTCAATATAGAGCTCGTAAATTCTACATTGTTAAAGTAATTGACAGAGAAAACGAACAAGATGGTGTTAAGTTTTGGCGTTTTAAACACAACAGTAAAGGTGAAGGTATTTTAGATAAAATCTTCCCATTATTTAAAAACAAAGGTGACATTACCGACACAGAAAAAGGACGTGATTTAATTATTACCCTTGGATTAACTAAAGCCGGTAATGGTAAGGAGTATACAGCAATTACTTCTATTATCCCTGAAGACATCACCTCATTATCAAACGATGTTGATACATCTAAGTCATGGATTAATGATGAATTAACATGGGCTGATGTATATTCTAAAAAACCAGAAGAGTATCTTGAGATGATTGCTAAAGGTGAAGTTCCAAAATGGGATGTTGAAACTAAGAAATATGTTTCAAATCTTTCAGAAGAAACAACTTTAATGTCACCATCAAATTCAAAATCAGAACCTATCGTTGACATCGACCCACAGGACGATTCCGAGGCGGACGACGACCTTCCATTTTAATTTAACCGAGCTTGGACACCTACATGGACAAAGTGTCCAAGCTCTTATTTTTTATTCATAAAATTACATACAACATAGACAATGGCAAAAATAGTAAAAAAAGAGTTTAACTTCAAAGAGAAGTTCTCTACTAAAACAAAATACAAAGAAACTAATTTTTATTTTTGCGGTGACGCATTTTTAAACTCATGTGGATTACCGGGACCTGTTATGGGTGGTATTAATATGTTTTTAGGACATAGTAATTCATCTAAAACAACAGCAATGATATTAGCTGCGGCAGACGCACAAAAAAGAGGTGATTTACCTGTTTTTATTATTACAGAAAAAAAATGGAGTTGGGAACATGCGGTTGAATTAGGATTACAAGCAACTAAGAATTCAGACGGAGAATGGGAAGGTGATTTCATTTTTAACGATAGTTTTGATTATATTGAACAGGCAACTGATTTTATTAATAGTATATTAGATGCACAAGAAAAAGGTGAAATTCCTCACTCAGTTTTATTCTGTTGGGATTCAGTTGGTTCAGTACCATGTAAAATGACATTTGAAGGTAAAGGTGGTAAAATGCATAACGCATCCGCATTATCTGACAAAATCGGTATGGGAATCCATTCAAGAATTTCAAAATCAAAAAAAGAAGATTACCCATATTATAACACAATGATTGTTATTAACCAACCATGGGTTGATTTACCAGATAATCCATTTGGACAACCTGAAATCAAAGCAAAAGGTGGTGAAGCGTTATGGTTAGCATCTTCATTGGTATTCTTATTTGGAAATCAAAAGAAAGCTGGTATTAATCATATTACCGCAACCAAAGGAGGAAGAACAGTATCTTATGCAATTAGAACGAAAATTTCTATTTTGAAAAACCACGTAAATGGTATTCAATTTAAAGATGGTAAAATCATTGCAGTACCACAAGGTTATATTGATGACACAAAAGAGGCTTTAGAAGACTACAAAAAACAGTATTCACAATATTGGAACGCGATTCTTTCAGGAACAGGTGAAATTGTTTTAGAAGAAGAAGCAGAAGATTCAATCGGGGAGTAATTTTCAACCTATAAAACATAAAAAAATAAATGTCCGTACTACTTGTTGATGGTGATAACTTATTAACTATTGGATTCTTTGGATTAAAGAATCATTTTTACAAAGGGAATCATATTGGAGCACAATATCATTTCATCAACACACTAAGAAGATTAATTGACATTCATCGATTAGATAAAGTCGTAGTCTTTTGGGACGGAGAACAAGGTTCATCATCCAGAAAAAAATTCTATAGTCACTATAAAGAAAATAGGAAAAGTAGAATCAGAACTGAAGAGGAAATGGGTTCTTACACTAACCAAAGAAACAGGGTTAAACAATATCTTGAAGAATTATTTGTTAGACAAGGGGAATATGAATTCTGTGAAACAGATGACTGTATTGCATATTATTCTCAAAAATCTAAAGAAGAAATTTTAATTTATTCCTCGGATGGTGATTTAACTCAATTAGTTTCAGAAAGAACTCATTTATTTAATCCTTCACATAATAGAATATATCAATTAAATGATATGTTTGTTTATGACCATGAAGAGATTCTTATACAAAATATTAAACTTGTTAAAATGATGTGTGGAGACCCGTCGGATAATATTGCGGGAATAAAAAATTTGGGGGTTAGAAGACTATTGGCTTTAGTTCCTGAAATTAAAACTCAACCATTAACACTCGAAATTCTAATAGAAAAATTTAATGCTCTATTTGAACAAGACCAACATAATAATTTAATAAAGAATCTAATTACAGGGGTTACAAAACACGGAGTGTTAGGAGAGGAGTTTTACAATGTAAATAAACGCATTGTAAGTCTTGATGAACCTTTCCTTACTGAAGAGTCAATACCCTCTATAAATTCTCTTATGAATGATATAATGGACCCGGAAGGTCGTTCCTATAAGAATACAATGAAGATGATGATGGAAGATGGAATATTTCTTCTTCTACCAAAATCTGATGACGCATGGATTAACTTTCTAAATCCATTTTTAAGACTAACCAGAAAAGAAAAAAATAAAAAATTAATCAAAATAAAAGACAATGACTAATCAAGACGCAACAAAATTCGAATTTCTATTAACTTTAGGTAAAAACATAGTTTGCCAAAGATTCTTTAATGTAAGAGACTATAATGTCGAAGCGAGACGCTCGATTGACATACATGAATATGTAAAAGATATTTGTGAAGAAATCTCACATGATTTGAAAACAAAAACATTGGATTATCTAAACGAAAATCAAGATTATTTTTACGGTTTAAAGGATGTGGAAACCGGAGAAAATGATGAAAAAGAATATTTTTTACTAGTATTAAAGCTAGGTGATGATGTATTTATCCAAAGGATGTTTCCTTCTAATATCTTTCACCCAAAAGTTAGATATACGGTCGACATCCGCCCAAGCTTGAAGAGATATCTATCAGATTTAACTGCTATTTTATCTTCTGAGGAATTAGAAACAACTTATTTAAATTATCACTTATAAAAAAAAATAATCATGACAGAAAAGAACTTTGGTTTTCTCGGAGCATCATTCCAACAAGCCCTAATACGAGCAATTATTGAAGACAAAAAATATGGGGAACAAATAATTGATGTAATCGATAGCAAGTACTTTGATAACAATTCCTTTAGATTTATTATTCAGAACATTAAGGAACATTTTATAAAATAT